TACACAGAATATGATCCATTAGAATCTGTAATCGTAGGAGACACGTATGCTCCTGGCGACGTGGATCATTTGTTGACTAAAGGCAACATTAATCAATTTAATCATATCCTAGAAGAAACTAAACAGGATTTAGATGCGTTAGCAGACTTCCTAACAAAAGGAGGTATTGAAGTAACTCGTCCTACAGTATACAACTATGATGCCATAAAAATGCCACAGTTTAAAGTCGATGTACCAATTGCACCAATCGTACCAAGAGATCAGTATATGGTTATGGGTAATACTATTGTCCAAGCCTATACAAGTTATACAGACAGATACTTTGATGCTATTAGCTATTATAAAATATTTGAAAAATTATTCCGTGAAGGACACCGTTGGGTAAGTCAACCTGCCCCTATGCTTATAGATTTAAACACTACAGACGAATGGTTTATGAATGATAAAACGTATGTAGAAAAATTATCTGATAGAGTGTTGTGGCATATGGCTACAATGTTTAAGGCGGGCGATGCATTTATTATTAATACACGAGGTCCTGGAAGTCAAACTGGATTAGAGTGGTGTAAACGTGAACTGCCTGAATATAGATTTATTACTAACGAAGGCACACGGGTTAAAGAATTTGGACATATTGACCATGGCTTTATTATGGTAGATGATGAAACAGTTATTCATGCTGGTATGGATTGGTTGCCTAAGTGTTTGCATAACAAAAAGTTATTAGATGTAAGTGATTGTTTGCCCCCATTAAATATGAATAGATATATTCAAGACTATGCTAAAGCACGAGATAAAATGGATGTTGCTTGGTTAGACAAGTATTTAGAGAATTGGAGAGGGTATAATCAAGAAGTTTGCTTTGATCTCAACGTATTAATATTAGATAGAAACAATATTGTGTTTGCAAGACACATACCTAAACTATTTGAAAAACTAAAATCCTTACACATTGATTGCCACGTAGTGGAGCAACGCCATTATTTGTATTGGGATGGTGGAATACATTGTAGTACATTAGACGTTAAACGTAGAGGCGTCAAAAGAAAAATCATATAAAATCTGTTTACCGAATGCTACCGCGTCGCTTCGCGACTGCTTACTTTCTGGCGGATGACCGCTTCGCGGCTTATTCGCCACCTTGATCCCTCTCGAACAATATAACCTACGCAATTAGATGATCCACACTTACAAGGGTATTGTTTGTAGTCTGTTTTATCAAAACTAAACCCATAATCATAAGTTAACTCTTCATCTTTTTTAATATTCTTTATAGCAAAAATCCATAATTGTCTGTTATAATCAAAAACTTCACAGTTAGGATTGCAGGAATGATTTATTAATCGAGCAGTATTAAATTTAAAATCACCATCAAGATCGTACTGTTCGTTTAAATTAAACAAGTAAATCTCTTTATCGTTATCATACTTTGGATCTGTTTCTGCTTTAGTGTGACTAATTTTCTTTCCTTTATACTGGATAATTCTTTGACCTTTTTTAATATTAGTAGAGGCAGACAAGCCATGTCTATGTATGTTGGATCTTTTGTTTTTATATAATTTCATTATTACTCTTTGTCTAGATTAGATAAAAACTCTCGCAATTTAGTAGAATCGCCTTCTGTTTTAGCTTGTGGTATTCTAGTACCTTTGCTAGGGTCAACGGCTGTTGTTTGTGGTTGTTCAGGTGATGTTTTCTTTAATGTATTGTATACTTGACTTACTCGTTTATCATATTTTTGTGCGTCTTCATCTTCAAGTAAATCTCTAATTCTTAATGAATCTATGTCAAATTCTAAATCAATTTTACTACCTATACCACTTGATGATCTAGTTTTCATTAATTGTATTTGATATCTTCCACGTTCTCTCATTGCTCTACTAGTGAATATACCAAATACATTATCAGCAGTTTGTATTTTACTAATACCGCCTGCTATATGTGAGTGATCAAATTCTATTTCTTCAACTGAACCTCTGTTCAATTGTGATGCAGTTACAAATATAATTCCTAATTCCATTGATAAATTTCTTAATTCTTCTGATACAAACTTATCTTTAACAAATAAATCACTTGGAGATACTTTTTTAGATATTGGCATCATCAAATCAAGATAATCAACTAACAATACATCAACTTTACTTTGTGTTTTAATTTCATATTCTTTAATAAATGATCTTAAATCATTTGCATTTTTGCCACTTGGCATATACTTAATTTGGAATTTACCAGATTTCTTACCAAGTATTCTTACTTTCATTTCAACACCATCTAATTCTTTAAAAATTTTCTTTGTAGGAATGTCAGTAAGCATACTATCTATTCTCATTGATATTAATTCTTCACTTAATTCAAAGCTAACATATAAAATATTCAATCCTGCTAACGTCCAGTTACAACCTAAATTTGTAAGGAATAAAGATTTACCTGCACCAGATCCTCCTGCAAATATATTAAGTTCACCTTTATTAAATCCACCAAATAGTTTTCTATCTAATGTTGACCAGCCTGTGCTAACTTGACCTGCTTGATCTTTTAATTTCATTAATCTTTCTTTTGGATCTTTAAAATAGTCTGTACCTAAATCTTTGTGTAGTCCTATTTGTACTGCATTTTTAACCAAGTCTTCAACTGGACCATAGTCACCTTTTTCTAACATATCTGCAGATTTTAATATAGCTCTTTCAAGACTTTTATGTCTAACAAATGTTTCAAAGTCACCTAGTAACCAATCATAATGGGATTCGTGAAGACCTTCAGGTACTTTTAAATCTGTTTTACAATTTGCATTAATCATATCTGTTGTTGGTAATGCATTATGTTCAGCAACATATTTGTCAAGATAATCTGCCGCACCTTGTAATTTTCTATCAAATAAATTGTAATTAAATATAGATTGACATCTAATAAATGCTTCTGCATTTCCTAGCATCATTTCTAGATAAACTTTTTGAATATCGTATCCGTATTCTTTATTTTGTCTTGATTTTTCCATTTTCCTTATTGTACCATACATCGGGATCAAAGTCAAGGTGTTTTGGATACTTTGTTAAAACAGAACCAATACAAGAACCTGGATCGCCTGGATTTGGTGGAATCCATATGTCATCCCATATATGTTGTAATTTACTAATAGCAGTTTTGTTTAATGCACAACCACCTACAAAAACTACATTATCAGCTTTAATATTTGTTTGGCACCAACCACTAATACTAACTAAAGTCAATTCAAAAATATGTTGAGTAGTTGCGGCTATGTTGGCTAAATCTTCTTCTGAATTTAATTCAGGTCTCCACCAATTAGCTCCTCGATGTAAGTTTTCTCTTAATCTAAAAGGCATTCTAGAACGAACTAATTCTTCCATAAACTTTCTGTAATGAACTCTCCAGTTGCCTTTTTTAGCAAGTTCTTCTGTTTTATATTCTTCTGCGTTTGGTTTAAATCCTAATCGTTGTGTCATTGCACTATAAAATAATCCAACACTATGCGGATATCTTTGTGAGTATACTTGTTTTAAATGATTTCTTTTACCGTGCCATATAGTAAATGTTTGAAATTCTCCTATGCTATCTAATACAACTATTGCGGCATTTCTTTCAAAGAAAGGTGCTGTAAAATATCCATATGCCGCATGGCTATGATGATGTTTTGCATATTCGATTGGAACTTTATGTATACCTGCTTTAGCTAGATATTTTTTAATATTATTTTCTTGAAACAGAGATCCTTGTCCTGCGTATAATTGTCGTAAACTTTTTAGAAAAGGTTTTTCATACCAAATAATTTTTGCCGGGAATGCCCATCTAGGATTTGATCTAACATAGGCTAACATTTTCTCATTTAAACTTGGATCACCTGGGATATTGCTAAAATCTCTAGATAGTCCGGCCCAAAGAAGTTTTAGCTTATAATGATCTGTTAAACCGTTAGGTCCCCACTTCATCACGGCTAAACTTGCATCGTGACTATTACCTGTTATTCCCCATATTATCATTTTATTTGTATATAAATGGATCTCTTTTCTGTAGTTCTTTAACTTTCTTCTTGTACTTTCTGTGTTCTAGAAATTTAGTTATAGGAGAAAATAAGAACGAAAAGAATTTTTTTATATAAACCATTTTTTCATCCTTAATTTAATTTTCAATTGTGATTCCTGTGCGTTTTTTATAATTGCATACAAAGTATGTAGTCGACCGTATTTACCAACTGCGTCAGAAATGTCTTTAATATCATGATCCCAATCAGGCATACTTACACTCCATCCCAAATTTATAGCATCATGAACTAACTTTTGTCCAGCATCATCTCTGTCAGGTACTACTATGACGTGCTTACCTAAACTGTTTAATAAAATTCCTTGTTGATCTTTAACTTCACTTCCTAACAATGCTACACTATCTATAGTAATAGCATCTATAGGTCCTTCTACTGCAATTACAAATTTTCTATCATCATCTTGGGCATCTATGTTAAAAACATACCCTGGTTGTTGTTCAGATAGATATTTTACTTTATTTGAATCAGTAACTCTTCTAGCAGTATAGCCTACTATACGAGATTGATAATAGAAAGGAATAATTAATCTATCTCTATAACCACTACCTTTAGCCCAATGAAACTCATAATCATCTAACTTTAGACTTCTTTTGTCTACATATTCTAAAACTTGATAAAAGTATTTGTCTTGTTCTTCCCATTCATGTAAAGGTTTTGCACCTTCAGGAAGCTCTTTATTTTTAAATTTTGGTAATTGTGTTATTGCTTGATACCCTACTGTATCTGTTTTGATTTGCAGAACTGCTAATGCTAATTTAGTGATTTGTTCATCTGGCATATTAAGCCATCTCATGAACCTTTTCATTTTAAATGATAAATTTCTACCAACCCTCCAACTTGCTTTAAAACCACAATTGAAACAATGGAAACTCACACCCTCATCAACACTGCCAATTAAGCCTCCTCGTTGTCTAGTATCAGCAGATGTTCCCATATGCTGACAACAAGGTGCATTAAAAGATAGCCATCCGCTAGGTGTTTGTTTTCTTTTTTGGGGTAAGTGAATTAATAATGCATCATATACGATATTCATGCATACATTATAAAACTATTTTATGGAAATGTCAATTAATTTCGAACTAATATTTTGTCTATTGTGCCCGCAGTTATTTGATGTCTAAATCTTAAATGACTAAAAACGCCATTAAAATTTACATATTTGAGAGTGTCTGTAGCAAGTAAATTGGTTACTTCTATATCTGTCCAATTTGTACCAGTAGTTACTTGATTGTCTAAAGTACCTTGAACTGTTAATGTACCTTCAGCATCTGTAGAATAGTATGCTACTGTATGAAGAGCTGAATTTCCGTTTATTGCCGGATCGGCTGTAAGGGCAGATGAATTATATATTAAATTGTTATCTCCGTCCTGAATAAATGTTTTAACTTCGTGTGATACTTTAGGTCCTGGAAATTCACTAGTACTTAGAAATACTGTTCCTTGACTTCCGAAGTGTGAATTAGGATAAGTTAAAACGTTTTTAGTAGTACTTGTATTATACAAATAAACACTATAACTCATATATTGTTGCTTAAGATTTAGTAAATCGTTTTCAGATAATGTTACAGTAAATTGCCCTACTTTGCTTGGTGTAGATGTTTCTATAATAGTTCCATCCTTTTCTACAACTAAAGTATCGTCTTCATTCCACATTTTAAACTTAGGTGTGTATGTATTAAGGATACTAACAGCTTTTTCATCAGCATTTTTAACTTCAAATTGAAGAACATTGTCTATATTTCTGTAAACGTTTATATTTCTTTGATACACGGATCTATACCTCGTAATGTGCCCTGCCAAATTCGCAGTAAGCACTATTCTATTATTTAATAAATATCTTCGTATAAGTTGCATAACACACCATCAATATAACGTATTTATTAGATATAACAATGCTAAAAGAAGACATAGAGAAAGATTTCCCCTTCATAAGTGTAGTAGAGTATGGCGGTAAGGAATATGTTGGTGTAATTAACAATCAAGACCACGCAATCACTAGTATGTACATCTATCAGGACTTAAAGGGCGATAGTCAGAAAGCTGATTTTGTAGCCTTGTGTAAAACTTGGTGGTGGGAGTCTAATAGAATGATTCCTATTGGTATATTTTTAAGAAAAGAAATGCAAAATTATAGGGAAATTTTAATGATAATGAATACTAAAGATGTTACAGTAAAAATGGGCCACGTCACAAATTTAAACAATCTTGCTGTAAAAAGAACAAAAAGAAGATCAGTTCAACTAGTCAGAAAACCTAAAGAAGTAATCAAAAAAATCAATCAGTGATCTTTCTTATCATGTTTTGAACTAGGAAGTTCATATGGAAAATCAAAATAAGGAAATATAGTTGTGTGTTCTTCAGGTCCAGTCTCCTTTGCCCATTTAATTTTATTCCAACCTCGTTCGTGTAGGTAATATAAAAACATTTTAGTTATAACTTCTATACCTGCAATAGCACCTGCTAAAGTTATCGCACCTGTAATAAGCCAACTTATTAAAAATGTATCTGTAGTTGCCAAAATTCTCCATGTAAGAGTTTTAACTAGACTTCTTTTTCTATGGCTTTTGGTCATTATTTCCTTTTAATTGTTCGCATATAAGATTCATATGCACTACTACTGCCATTGCATATGAAGTTGCGTGAGATTTTTTAAAAAAGTAACTTCCGTCTGTAGGTTTTTTCCATACTTGTTCATCTATTTCATCCCAATTTTGTTTAATCAAATGTCTTTTTGCTGGTCGTATAATTGCTAAAACTGCCGCTAATTGTTCTATGTTTGTAGGTTTAAGTTTTTGTAATATTTCCACGTGTCCATTAATATGAAAAATTTGATCTACAAATTCTTTTGCTTCTAATAATTCCCATAATGGTTCAGTGTTTATTAATTTATTAAGATGTTTTTCATCTTTAATATCTTTATAAATGCTAACGTTCAAACAATCTATTTTAAAATATCCTCTTTGTTCTGCTTTATCATAATCAAGTGTACATAAATTGTTTACTGGATCGTGTGGTACTTCTGTAAAGTATACGCCAGTATTATGTTTCTTACCAGAATCTAATTTAGCAATTCTGTGTTTAACTTTATCTAATAAAATAGATCTATCTGCAAAGTCTATATCTATATCTGGCATTTAACAACAATATTTCTTTGATTAGGGTTTAATACAATTTTAGGATCCTTTGGATATAACATTGAACAACCACATTTACTTTCGTCAGTTATTTGAATAGATATATCCCGTCCATCCCATCTTCTTGAAAGATTCATATATAGTAAATCTGATATATCTTCAACAGTTTTACCTTCTACAGTTATTTGTTCTGTCTCAAATAAATTAATAATGTGTTTTTGTACGTCAAGAAAATCCACATCTTTATTTTTAAACGTTTCTATTTTTACTTCTATTTCTTTCATTCTTTATTTCCTAATCCTTTAAACCAGTTACGTTTTTCTTTCTTCTTAGGTTTTTTCTTCTTTTTAATAAGTGTCTTTGTTTCTTTCCATAAATTTTCATCAGTATAATATTCCCTTATACGATACTTTCCTTTAATGTATGATTTAGTAGTATTTGTCATTATAAGTTTGCCTCCTTGGTTATGCCTTTTACTATTTCAACATCTGCAGGTACTCTTTGAAATCTTACTGCCCAATGTTTAGGATCTATCATACGACTTATAATTTGTAATTGTTCATCATTAAATTTATTCAACATTTCCTTACCTGTTTTAGAATTTAATACTAGCCATGGAGAAATTTTACCATCTCTAATATCTTGTGTAGCTCTATTCAAACTTGCATACTTAAAATAATCATGCCATGGTGCTTCTTTTTCTTCTCCCCAATCCATCATAGATTTAATAGAACGTTCTACTGCTGTCTCCATTGTTTCTTTTAAAATTAAATTTATAGAATATTTTTCATATAATTCTTCTCTACACCAATGATCTAATTTTACTCCACTAGTAACAACATAATCAATATATTTTTGTGGATATAAAGGTTTAACATTACTCAAAAAACTTCCAAACTTAACAAATGCTGTATAATAAGGACTCTTACAAAATTCTTCATATGTTTTTTCTTTTTCCATTTTTTGACACAATTGGTAAAATCTAATAAAAGTTTGATATCCTAATTGAACTCTTCTTTCATCTTTTTGTAAAAATCTTCTTTTTTGTTCACACATATGAACAGCAAGAGTTTTTTCTCTAGTAAATTTTGCGGTACAATGCTTACAAGAATATAACTTTTCTATCATAATACTTTTTTAATTTCTTCTTTTGACATACCAAAATCTTGTGCTAATGTCTTTAACACACTAACAGAATTTATTGTTGCCAATAATTGTATTTCATCTTCTTTTTTAGTAGGATATAAATTTTTTAAAAACTTAACTGCTTTTGTTTTACTTCCATATTCTTTATGTTTATATCCTATCCATGGATGAAACGTAATTTTTTTTCTATCACTTGCAGTCATACAAAGCAAATACCATAATAATTTTTTATGTTTAGATAAAGTAAAAAAGTTTTTATTATAATATTCATTTGTTTTTAAAATAGTTAATTCTTTATCTTCTTTTTTACCTACTACTGAACTTGCATATCTATTCAATATATAAAAGCCTATTTGCTTTTGTTCGTCAGCTGAAAACTCATCCCAAATGTTTTTAGCTTTCATATCTATAGCCGCAAGAATATCCTTTAACGGTAATCTATTCTTCTGAATGACCATATAACTCCAATAACATTATATACTTTTCCCACGCCTTTTGCAATCCTTTATGTTTCCAACATAGCTTAACTGCATCTGGTGTAATGTAACGATGACGTCTTTTGAACTCATCTTCTACGTGTGCTTTCTCACTTTTAGATACCATTTGTCTTTCGGCAGTATAATTTCCTACTTCTCGTTGATATACAGTTTCTCCACCATCTGGCGATTCGTAAATATATTTTATTCCTAGTTTTTTAGCTACTACTTCTTTTTTTGTAATTTCTCTAGCTTTTTTCATAATGTAATCCAAATAATGTTGCGTGTCTGGGATCATGAAACGTAATTTTAATATGACCTCCGTCCATTGTTTGTATTTCTTTTAAAGATAATTTTTTTTCTTTAATTAAATCTAAAAGTTGTGGTAAGTATTCTTGCGTTAACCAAACGTCTATTGGTTTCCCACTTTTTCCTGTTGGTATTTTTAACACAGGTGCTTTAATTATAAATCCATTTTTAAGAGTTCTTTTTATTCTTTTTAGGTTTTCTCTTTTTCTTTTTGACATTTTTTTTGTTGTTCCAGTTAATAGCATCGTATCCTTTCCTATATGCATCATCAGATGGACGACTTTGACCGTCCCACGCTTTACCTTTTTCGTATTGAACATCCATGTTCATACCTTTACCTTGAGGTTCTTGTTTACTATGTCTACCCATTATAATAACAATCCATATTCAATAGTTTCACATTGTCTTGATATATCTTTAACAAAAAATGCACACAGAGGTTCTTTACCTGTTGTGATTGGTGTAGATATTAATTGATTATTTTTTACTTTAGGAAAATACCATTTAATATCATTATAAAAATTTAACACTTTAACTTCCATAAATTCTGCTTTAAATCCATTTAAAGGATTAAACAAGAATGCTTGAAAACCTCTATCTGTAATACTAGTTAAAGGAACAACTTCTACAGAAGTACTATCTTCTTTATCGCCTACACCTATACTCCAATCTAAAGGCATTATTAATTCATTCCCACCTATATCTAAAACAATAGCCGGACTACTAAAACTTTCTATATAAATTAAAGGAATAAAAAAGAAATCGGGTTCCTTAGGATTGCTATTATCTAAAACCGAAAAACACATATCATCTGATACGTGTTCTGGTAATTTATTCAGTAAAAAAGTTTCGTTTTCTAATGTTAATATTCTCATTTCTTTCTTTCTGTGCTAATTCCATTGTACTTTTTCTACAGTAAATGGATAGTTAGCCTCTTTATAAAATTTCTTTCTTCGTGTAAGATGCCTTTTAGCAAACTTACAAGTAGATGTTATGTCCCATATTTGAACAAAGTCTTTATCTTTTGCCTTTCTTATGCCACGACCTATTGACTGTATTACCCTTATAAATGATTTACCTGCCTCTATTAATACTAAATTAAATATTCTAGGGATATTAATTCCAATAGATGCAACACCATATGTTGCAATTATTATTTTATTATTTGCACTAGAAATTTGATCATATTGTTCTTTTCTATCTTGCAATTTTGTTTCGCCTTTAATAAAAACACTATTAGGAATTATTTGTTCTAATTTTTCTCCTGCCTTTAATCTATCTACTAATATAAGTGTGTTGCCTGTTTCCTTTATTTTGCCTATTAATTTTGCTATGTATTCTAATCTATCTTGAGTTGTAACCAAATAACTTAATTCTTCTTGGTATGTTCTATGTACTAATGTGTCAACTAATTGTACTACATTAACGTGACATTTAGATAATATACCTTTATCTTGTAATTCTTTTGCAGATATTTGATTAATAACAGGACCTATAGCAACTAATAAACTTTGAAATTCAAATTGTTCTTTTGGGATTGTTCCTGTTAATCCCCATCTTATTGGAGAATTTTTTAAATGATGTGTTAGTAATTTTTTTAAAACATCTGCTTTTGCTTGGTGCACTTCATCTATTATTAATGTTTGTACACCACTTAAAAATTCAGTTAAGGATAATGTTGATTGTCCAGCTTTTGATTTTTTATCTAAAACATTTAAAGATTGCCACGTACAAATTGTGTGTGTTTTTCCAAGTTCTTTTCTATCACCAAAGTATACTCCTACGTCTAGACCTACATTAATATAATCTTCTTCTGTTTGTGTAACTAAACTTTTATTGGGTACTATTACAACAGTTCGTCCTAGTCTTTCACATAAACTAGATAAACAAGCAGTAACAATTGTTTTCCCTGCACCAGTGGCAACTTCTTGTAATGATTGTGGTTGCTTTATAAAATTATTAACAACATCTACTTGATAATCACGAAGTACAATTTCTTGTCCTTCACAAATGTGACCTTTGGGCCATGTTTTATTTCCAAAATAATTTTTGTCAATAGGCTGAAATTTTAAATCATATTTCTTTCTTTTATCTTCTATTGAGCCAACTTCAACACCTTGTTTATTAAGTAATTCTAAAATTTTATCTAAATGATTAACAAAACCGCTACCACCTAAACCAAAGAAACCAATCTTACCATCCCATCTTCCTAATTTATATTGAGGCAAGTATCTTGCGTATGGAACTTCCCATTTTAAACTATTTGCTATTTTTCTTCGTACATCAACAGGTAGCCCTTCAATTTTTACATTGACTTCATCATTAATTACTATCTTACAACTCATATATTTTCCATAACAAAATATGGATTCCAAGGACTATGTTCTTCAGTAGCATATTGAACAACCAAGTCGAACTCCTCTTCAAAAGAATTTACTTTACTGTAATTCCTTGTAGTATCAAGACATAATACGCCTTCAGGCTTCCAATTAAATCTTAATAAGGGTTTTGGAATCTTCTTATTATTAATGTACACTATTTTTGTATTATTTGCAAGACTATTATTAAGTCCATTTTCTCGAACATATTCGTTAAACTTGATACCAGATTCCATGTTTTCTAATCTAAACAATACCGAAATGTCTTTATTGTCCACATAGTCTTTTAAAATTTTATGTGATGCTTCTAAAGATTCAGCAGGATCTTTTTTTGGAAATACTGGTAAAACTACCAATAAAGGAATTCTTTTTAAATCAAACATTGTTTTTATTACTTGTTTTAATTCCCATTTTTTCTTTTCAACAATAACTACAGACGCTTTACGTTGAACAAGTTTTTTAGTAAACTCATCTTGATCGGCTAACGATTGTTCTAAATGTAGTCCACTAAAATATTTTAATCCTAAATATTCTCTTCTATCTTTAAATAAAAATAAGTTACTAGGACTAGGTTGCCCAAACTTATTTACATAGTGTTCAGCTATTTTTGGTAAACAATTTTTGATTTTGAAATCATAAATTCCTGGTAGAAATTCTTGTTTATTATCATAAAAGTATTCACATCTTTCATGAACTTCCAATAATGTTGGATCAATATCTTTTATTTTGCCTTTAAATTTCTCTACTACTTTATGAACTAAACGTTCATTATACGGAAGAACATATTTGTTTTTGTCTTTTTGTTTATGAGTTCTATAAAAAGGAAAACATTTTTTAACTTCTCCCATAAGTTTACTATATGTAACATTAAAAGGAAACCTTATTACAAGGACTCTATGATTTGGTTCATATGCATAATAACTAAAAGGATCGTAAACAAATTCTTTATAATTTCCAATTTTAATATAAGAACTTCTGTCTATTTGTCTTAATGTTTTACGTAATATAGTTGATGATGCATGAATATCAATGTCTCTATTTTTAAATTGAGTAGAATAACTAGTTTTTAAGATTCTTTTTACAGTTGCATACTGTCTATCAGTTAAAGCAGTACCTCTATAAACTTTTTTGGCAATGTCGGTTAATATTTTTTTGTCTTTATCTAATACAATAAATGGCGGATTAACTGGTTTGTCACTCAAACCTATCATCATTTCCAAACAAGATTCGATTGAGATTTGTTGCATACCTTTATTATACTTTGGTATTATCAAAAAGTCAATCTAGAAAATGGTAATCCTTCTGCTATTTCTTCTGTAGTCCACTCCGTATATGCATAATCTTGGAGCCATTGTTGCCTGTCGGGCATTTTTGGGTCTTCTATGTGGGAGAAATCAGTATTTCCTACGTCATATGCAAGACTGTCTTTACCTACAAATGCTGGTATTCCTTTAAGAACTGCTGTAATACCTGGGTTACTACTTTCACTAACTACCGCCCAGCAATTTGTTAAATCAAAGTCAAAGTCATCATAACTGTTTTCTACTTGTTTAGGAATTTGCATTCCTACTTGACTTTCGTGTGTTAGATTTAATCGAACAGGACATCTAGGATGAGTTCTTATTATTATTTTTCTTTTTGAATATTTTCTAATTTTATCAATAGTTTCATGCAAATATTCATTTAATGGTGGCATATCTTTCCATTGTTCACTTTTATCATGTTGAGAACATATTAATATATGTTCACCATCAGTCCTCCAAGGACTACATTTTAAATTAAATTTATTTGCTCTGTCAGGACCATTATATTCTGCACCCATTGGACCAAAGTCAGCTCTTCGATTTATTCCATCAACACCAACTTTCCAAGTAATATTTCTTTTAATACTTCCTACTTCTATTACTAATACTTTTTTATTTTGTTGATGGTATTCCCACCATATTCTTTTATTAGGCAACATCCTTCCGTGCCACAGTAATGACCATATAACAGCCACATCTGCATCTAAAGAGTTTTCAACTATTTCATGTCCTAATTTTAATAAACCTTGTTTAACTGCATTAAAAACTGGAACACTATTTAAAGAACCAAAATTTGTAAACACACTAAACTTCATATATTTTTCCAATACTCTTCGTTACGACCTATCATTAAATCTGTTTTTAAGCTAGTTCCTTTTTGTTTTCGAGAATCTCCTTTTAAATGATCAAGCCAGGTACCTAGTACGCAATTGATGAAAGGATGCCCGCCTCCGCCCGTCTTTGCAGTCTTATTGTATATGTTTTCGCTATAATCTAGTACATCTGCATCTTGTAGTCTTGCACTTTTTAATAGCTGTCCAAATACATATGAGTCATGCCATTCGGATAATAAAAATATACCATTTTCGGCATCTTCATATACACGTTCAAAATCTTTTAAAAATTTTTTGCAGGAAGGATGTTTTAAATTCATTCCATAAAATCCGCACTCGGGCCATGTTTGTGAACCTCTTCCTCTACCAACAAATGTTAACCATCTTGTATCAGGAAATAATTTTGTAAAGTCATGGACGGGCCAAGGACTATGTACAACAACATCAGCATCTATCCATATTAACCAATCTACACTTTCGTCTTCTGCACCATATAATACAGAATAAACTTTATTTGCAAATCTTATTGCGTCCCATTTAAATTTTTTATGATGGTCACGTGGACGCTTTTCAGGAAATGGACATATACCATTTGCTTTAGGAACGTCTTTCCATTTATTTTTAAAAGCTGTTAGTTTAGTAATAACTTCACTATTATGAATTGTAGTTCTTTCATCTCCTTGTGGATTACAATTTTCTGCAAATATATCTAGTCGTATACTTTTATCTACATTTTTATTAAAAGAATCTATAAATCTTTGTCCATACAAATCCATTCCTTTTTTATTAAAGGTAGTTACTACTTTGTAATTTTTCATTTAACCCACTTCCTTAAATGTTTCCAAGCAGTACCATCTTTTAATTCATCCAATGTCCAATGTACTTGTGCCATTTGTCGAACCCATAATTCTCTATCAAACTCTCTAGGTTTTTCTATTTCTGCAAATGAATGATGTGTTACAGGAGCCGATTGAGCTCGTACAGGATCAGTTATATAGGTAGGTATTCCTTCAATTACACTAGACACTGTTGGACTTGAGTTATGTCCTACAACTGCAAATGCTCCAGCATATTCATCTCTAATATCTTTTGACCAACTAACTTCTACTCCTTGAAATTGTACGTTTCGTGCTTTTATCCATTCTCTAATCATTGCTTGATGTCTTGCAGTATTTTTGTCACCAGGATGAAATCTAATTTTAACACGTCTATCAGAATACATTCTAATTTTAGTCATGACGTCTTTTAACCAATTCATAACAGGCATACCTTCCATACTCCACCCACCATCTCTTTGGCAACAAATTAATATAAAGCCATCTCTACTTGTAGTTCTCCAAGGCTTAAGGTCTACATTAAGACTCTTTTTAATAATTTCCCATCTATTAGGATCAGGATCTTTGTTACAATATTCTGCTGTATTAGGAAATATTCCATCAAAGCCATATCTTAAATATGTTTTTTCTTGTTTAGGATCAGCCCATAAAAATAAACTACTATCAACGATTAAACATCTATTTCCTTTTTTAATTTGATTTTCATAAACGTTTTTTCTTAAAAGTAAATGACGTGTTTGTTTTGAATCCTTATGTACAAAACCTTGAATAACAGATACATCTGCGTCTATGATTGACCAACCATTAGAAACTAAACCCTGATCTCCACTTGCATTAACACCTTCTATAAAATTTTTTATAATTAAAGGCTTTTGTGGACTTTTGTTTCCTGGCGGAATAACTTTCATATATGCAACTACTCTTTTCATTATTGTAAATCCATTTCTTGTAACATTTTTAATGCATTGCCATTTGATAATTCACCCGAAGTGTACTGACAGTATGCTAACCATTTTTGCCATCTCCAAATTTGTTCCTCATCTGGATACCAAGGGTTTTCTATTTTTGTTAAATCATGATTGCTAACTGGATCAGCGGCAGTAGGTGCACCTGTAAATGCTGGAACTCCAGCAATTATTCCTTCTATTGCTCCTATAGATTGATAAGTGACTAAAGCAAAAATGTTGTCATTTTTTATTTGAGAAAATATATGACCTGAACCAACTCTTTTACGTCTTTCTACTTTATCTCTAATAATAATTTTTCTATCAGTATGTTTTTGTAAAGTTGCAATAGTATCTTGTACCCACTTGTCTCGATCTACATTATAAAATCTACAAGGTTTGGGACTAGGTGTTACAAGTAATATTGCTTCACCATCTGTTCTCCAACCTTTCCATTTAAGTTCTGGATGAGAAGATTGTAAAGAAAATAGTCTATTAGGTGGAACATCTACTATTTTTTGATGTTGTACATTATTACGAATTACTCTATGCCATTCTTTTCTTTTTTGATTATTACCTATGTATCCTGTATCAACGTAATAAAAACTTCTACCAGTCCTCCAACATTCATTAATAATTTTATGATTAGTCATTCCCCTGATAGATATAGAATTAACTAAAGGTGTTGTT